TCTTGGTGGTCGTATTGTTGTTCGTGTCCGTAGTCGTATCGGTCGTCACCCCAGATTTGGTATCAGTACCAGTTACTGCCCCAGATTTGGTATCAGTACCAGTTACTGCCCCAGATTTGGTATCAGTACCAGTTACTACCCCAGACTTAGTATCAATACCGGTCCCCGCCGTAACTGCAGGTCCGGTCGCAGTGGTCACCGAGGTGCCACCACCCTTCACCACGCCTGAAAGTTCACCAAGTGTGAGGTTAGAGCCGTCAGCTTTTGTACCCACCACGGTGCTGGTATCCACACCCACCCCGTTCCCGGTGATTGCGGCTCCGAGCGCGTCGCCGAGGGTGATCGTACCGCCCGAATCGGTGTTACCTACTACGGTAGAAAGGTTATTAACATTCAGGCCTTGAGTAGCCATCGTGTCTGCTGCGTTGTTCACGGCGAAGTTCGACACTAACGTGTTCGCGGTCTTCACCGCCGCGTCATCGCCCATGATACCAGAGAGGTCCTTCGCGATCGATTGCCCCGCAGCATTAAGATCCGTAGCGGAAGTGAGCGATTGCACGATAGTCGACGCTTTGTCGCTCCCGTACAGGCTTTGCAAGTTATTCACCGCGTTGCTTACACCCTGGGAATCTACTGCGGCTTCACGCAATTCGGTAGCGTCCTGGACCCCGGAGACCGGTGACGTCGTAGCTGTCGTGCTTTTCCCTACTGCAGCACCTGCTACCGCTTGAGTGAGTGCCCTGTTCACATCGATATCGCGGCCGAGAGCCACATCCACCGCTGCTGAAGCGAAGCCCTCTTGCCCACCCTCGGTGACTCCCTCAGCGCCGACTCTTCCGATGCCTTTAGAGACCACATTGTCGAGTTTACCAAGCGCGAGATCGCCAAGCTTGCCGATCGTTAATTGCACTGCTGCTTCAGTAGCCCCAGCGGCGAACCCTGCTTTGCGAGCATCGGCAAGTGCGTCGCTATGATTTTTACCGGCCTTTACCGCATCGTCGTACGCATCAATGGCTGCACCACCTGCGGTGTCTTTGGTGTCGACGAGCCCACTGGCCACTAGCACACCACGCGCCGTGCCACCACCAAGGAAAAGTGCGGGTAGCTCTTGACGAAGTTCAACCGCCGTTTGTCTTCCGAGTCCGCTCGTTCCATCGATGATTCGACCGGCGATCACTCCGAGCTTTTCGAGGCCTTGCGCTTGGTCCACCAGCTGCAGGGTGTCGTTCCAGTTCTTAGTGTCTTGTGGGCCGGTGCCGATTGACTGCCCAAGCTTGATTAATTCGTTTCCGCCCTTAATGAAAGCGTCGGCCACAGGTTTGTTATCAAGCATGAGCGCGGTGCCACCGATCACATTCTTCTGCAACTCCCCTGCGGCTTCTAGTGCGGTACTCACCGACTGAGTAATCGGGGAATTTGGGTTATTCTGCAGGTAAGCGTTCGCGGCGTCACTGCTGAGCTTCATCTGGTTCGAGAGTGCATTCGACAGATTCTGGAAGAACCCGGTGGATTCTACAGGCTTCGCGCTTTGTGCAGCAGCAAGTGCATTTGCGGTGTTGAGAAGCGCGGCTTCCTGCTCGGCTGTCTTACCCGAGGCCACACCCCGACCACTACCCTCAACTGGGGTAAGACCCAGTTTCGGATCTTCTTGGAAGGTCGCAGTGCTGTAAAGCTTTCCTTGGAAATTAAAGGTGGAGTTAGGACCGAATGCTTCTCTCGCTGCAGCGTAGGCAGCGCTGAAATTCGGAGCGTTTGAGATCTTCTCGCTCACCGCCTGAGAAGCACCCGCTCCTGCGAACTCTCCGGCTCCTGCCTTGATTTCGCCCGTACCCACGGCTTCCCCCGCACCCATTCGCACCGCTTCTTGCGCATTCGCGATTTGGGTAGCGAGCGCTTGCCCTGCGGTAGCATCCACGAGATCTGGATCGTAGCTGGTGTCGCGCGAAGTTGTAACTGCCGCTGGCGCTACCGCACCGGTGGTCACTGCCTTTGAGACTTCGAATGCGGTCTGGTCGTCTGCTCCTGCGGCTTTAGCGGCGGTGAAGGCCGAAGCTCCTAAATCCTGCTTGGCGTCAAGACTTTCTTGTCCGGCAGTCGAGAGCGCAGCGACCTGGGAATTCGCGGTCGCTTTATCGATGGTGCGAGTGAGATCTCCAGCTGCCATCACCGCTGCGTTAAAGTTACCGCTCTCCACCGCTTTTATTACCTTAAGTGCGGTCGCGGCGGTTTGCATGTCGGTACTGCCGGTGAGCTTCGAAGCCGAATCCAGTGCTCCTACCAAATCTCCGGACTGAATCTTGGTAATCGTACTCGCGGCGTTCAACGTGTCGCCTAGTGTGATGTTACCGCCTAGGCTCGTTCCTGCCAGTTCCGCCCCCATTGTGGTTCCGGCCAGGGTGGAGAGTGCACCCATGACATTACCCTTCTGCGCGGCATCTGCAGCTCGAAGCACAGCAGAGGCATCCGCGAATCCACCGGCCCCCAATAGGCTTGCCCCAGCACCAAGCACGTTGCCTTGGCTGGCTGCAATCACCCCATTTAGCACCTGAGCGAAGGGAGCAGTTGCAGGGATAAAAGAAAGAATCGTTAATGCCGGTCCGACTTTATCGAGATCGCTAGTACTGACTCCAGAGGTCGTGATCTTGGGACCACCCTCGCCAAGCATCAAGTTGTACATTGTCCCACCGGGTCCGGTGTAGGTGGAACCAAATGTACTGCTGAATTCTTTCCCGGTCGGGTCGATCAGGCCTTGCCTCTGCGTACTATAATCACCTTGTTCGGTGACCTCGGTGTCTTCAAATGTGTGGGCTTTCAATTCTCTTAGCTGGTCAACGTTTGTGATTCCGGAGTCGATCAACTGTCTTGCCATATCAATTACGACTTGCTCAGCAGAGGAGGGGGCACGCCCCAACACCGCCGCCGTTTGGTCAAAGTCGAAGCCTACCGACTGGCCCTGAGTGCCATAGACTCCACCTTTAGACTGTTTTAGATCGACCAATGGGGCTAGTGCACTTGCGAAGCTTAGTACTTGCTTCGTGTCGTAGGTGTTTCCCCGGTAATCGGTCATCTTCGTCGGATCACCGACTGAGATCGGAATTCCGGAGTCCTCTTGGTAGGAGTCCTGTTCAGTATAACCATTCGAGCGCTGTAACGCTCCACCCCCAGAGGTCGTGGTCCCGCTGGCTAAGGATCCCAAGGGTCCGACGCCCGGAACACCCCCGGCGGGAGCGCCCATGTTATCGTCAATCGTAGGAAAGTAGTCACTAAAGCTTCTGCCGGTAGCGCGTAAAATGTCTTCATCACGCACTAAAAATTCGGCCATCGCAGCCTTAGTCGCCTCCTCGGTGGGATTGTTGGCGAAGAAGTTACGAATATTTTCGTTCATCGCCTCAAGGCCTATACCGCTGGGTTCAATCGCGTAGTCGTAGGCGTATTTGGTCATTATTTCACCGATGTGCTAACAACATTAACTAATTCAGCTGCCCAGTCTTTCCAGTCGTCGAAAACGTAAGGACTCGGTACCGCATCTTTTACGAATACATCGATTCCGGCGAATCCTGCAGCCCAAGATTTCCAATCGTCTTCGCTCCCTGGAATCTCGAGCTGCTGTGCACCGTAAGCCTCGACCATGAGCGCCGCCCAAGAGTCCCAGGTGTGGTAGCGGGGGTCGTAAACGAGCGCCATCAGGAGTAACCTCGGACATCGCCAAGGTCTGCACTCAGCAGCAGCTTTCCGAGTTGATAGTTACCACCGGCGACATTCGACACGAACTGCAGCCGAAGCTCTCGACGTTGCTCACGTAGGTCGATTTTGGTGGTAGAGGAATCGAAGGTGTACGGCCCCGTGGTGTCGTCTGACCCCTGCGCATAAGATCGACCCTTGACGTACATTTGCATTTCGCCGGAGAGAATAAAATCAGGTTCTACGCGCTCCAGGTGCAACCAATTATTCTGGCCGGTCGGTGCGGGTTCCGAAGGACCACCCGAGACCCACCCGAGGTCATTAGTCTCGAAGTAAGACTCGATCGCAAGCACCGTCGTGCCACTCACCTCGTCGGTCCCGTATTCGTGTTGCCACATGGTGACGTAATTCCCGACCGTAGCGACGGTGAGCACAAGCCCAGCACCAGCGGGGATTGAAGCGGAGAGTGCGTCTCCGACCGTGTAGCCCTGCCCTGGATTGTAGATGATAGCCGAGGTGATCACGCCACCGGCGACGATGATGTTCGCGGTAGCTCCCGTTCCAGTACCGCCCGTTAAGGCTTGATTGTTGTAGGTACCGTTCGTGTATCCAGCACCAGGATTCGTGATCGTGAGACTCTCAATACCGTTCGCTGAAGTGATATCATCACCAGTCTCGATCGGTCGGGCGAACACTTGCGAGAAGTACCCGGCGGATCTTCGTGCACCAACTGCAGTACCGACGTCGTACCAGCAGTTTTCGCGAATATTATAAATGACCGCGTCGTTACACTCGGACTCAGATGACCCATTCGGGAAGAACCACCAGACTTCGCCAAATCTGGGAACCTTGGTAACCCACACCTTTTCGCGGTAGTTGTAATTCAGATTATCAAAGAAATAGTTCTGATTAAACGGATTGGGGATCTCTTTAACCACCCCGTTGTACAACAGGAATCGATCAACGCCGCACCAGTAGTAAATGCCGTCGTATTCGATGACGCATTGCGAAGACATGATCGAAGACTGAGTCGAAATTATGTCGTAGCGCCAGTATTGGGTGACCGTAGTCGCTCCTGCGGTAATCGAGGTCGGAGCGTAACTGACTCGAACCAAAGAGTCCAGCGACCAAAAAAGTCCCGAGGGTGAATTAGAGCCACCCCGGACAGGGAGTCCTTGAACGATTTTACCAGTAGCGACGTTCACCTCGTTCGCATCAGCGGTGACCCAGTCCTGGAAATTACCACTTGAGCAATTACGAATCAGGCCATTGTTACCATAGACGAACACATAGGGATGTAGGACCACCACGCCACCCGAGACGCTGACGTTATTATCAAAGGTGAGTGTGGCTGCACCGGTGGTCAAGGCGTTGGTCGAAAATGTCACCGTGGTGCCTACGATGCTCACTACCGTGGTACCCGCCGCGAAATTAGTGGTCGGTCCTACAGTCTGCCCCGCGCCGATAAGCGGATTCGCAGCTGCAATAGTACCCGTGTTCGAACCGGTGGTGAGAGTGACCGAGTCGGTAAACGTTCCGATCTTCCCAAGCGTCGATCCCGTGATGTCGCCAGCCAGCACCGGGGTGTTCGCCGAGCTGTTAAGATCCGCGAGATTCTGCCCGGGATGTGCAAGAAGATAAGTGAGTCCGGAACCCAGTGTGTCCGTGAAGGAGTCGAATTGCCAAAGGTTATTCGCGCTGGCCGTGAAATCCGTAAGTGTCATGTCGGACACCCCGGAGCCCACACCGCTGTTATCTACAGGGGTCTTCTGAAGACCACCCGAGTAGCCAGTGAACACATTATTTAGCACTCCCTGTGGATTTACGAACATTCCTCGCACTGGCCCACGAATAGAACCGGTGATTTTTGAATACCCGCCGATTTTTCTGGGTCTTCCACGTTGGAATCGTACCCATCGACCGTCGGTGTAGTACAGCTTGTCGAAAAGCGTGCCATCCCGCTGAATCCCGGGCTTCGTATCTAAAGCGAAGACTTTAGAGGTCATTAAAATGCGCCCCCGGCTAGGCCCTCGGAAGTCAAAAGGAATTTATTCACCCCAGTCACTGCGAATGCTAATTGACCCGCTGCGGGACGCCAAAGCCCGGTACCGGTTTCGGAGGCGAAGGACAACGATGGTGCAGTGACAGTGCCGTCGACGAGAGTCACCGTTGCCGAAGTCACCGAAGCCGAACTCGCGGTGTAAAAATTCGTACCGTCGCAAATTACCGTGGCTCTTGTGCCTTGCGCCACCGCAGTCGTAGCACCCAGGCCAGTGCTCAGAGTCAGCGTGAATGAACCCGAAGTCTGATTGTTCACTACGTAAAGATTCACGACCGGGGGATAAATCACCATAGCATTGCTGGTAAGAGCCCCGGTGAAGGTTTGGATATTGTTTTGCGCTTCGCTTGAATTCAACGTTGTCGTACCACCCGGAGCGACGGATTTCACTAAGGCTGTGAAAGCGAAGTTCGCATTAACCCCATAGCCGACCGTTATATAAGCGCTGCCAGTACAGACGATGAAGGACGACTCCCCGGGATTGTAGACCTTAGCCGATGCCCCATCAATAAGCTCGGCACCAGTCGTCGAGACCGTGAATGCGCCAGTGCCGTTGTTTTTAAACAACGCGAACCAGTTGTCGCCCAACGTCGCTGCAGCGGGTAACGTGTAACTCCCAGCACCGCCAGACCAAAGTAGTGTTTGTGCGCGATCGGTGGTCGCGAACGTACCACCCGAAGAAGCTGCGAGCACTGGGTGGCTTTGATTCAGCGTCGTCGTAATCGCCAGGAGCCCTTTACCCGCTAGTGCTGCCGCGTCAGCACCCGAAGATCCGATCCCGAATGCGATTACGCCCCAAGTACCCGCAGCCGTGGAATTCGTGGTGACGTAGACGTACTGCGCTTCTCCAGCGGCGATGGAAACTATCGTATTTCCAGCGTTATCAGCTACCGTGAAAGAACTAGCACCTAGGTTACGTATCAGCGAGTCAGTGCCTACCGAAGTCGCGTTAGCCGCAGGCATTCGCAGCGTGAGCCCCGCAGTCGTCGGTAGCACCTCCATGATTCTCGAGGCGTACGTCCCGGTGTTGCTGTTGGCCAGGGGCCATTCCAGCGTCGTGTTCGTCGAAAGTGTGAACGATCGGTAGCTTACATCAGTAGGCTGGACGATGTCGCCGGTAAAGGGGGAGACGTAAGTTGGCATATCATGTATCCACGGCTACGGCTTGACGATCGGCGATGCGGAGCTTGTCTTCGGTCTTGAGTTCGGCGACGTATTTATCGTACATCGACTGCCAAGTCGGAATCCGGGGGTCGTTCTTCAGGAACGGCATAGCTTGCAGGAGCGACCCGTAGAGCATAGCTTGGGGCGCGTATTCGGTAAACCAATTGGTTTGATTCGTGGAATCCAGCGGTACCGGACGCTCGTAGTAAAGCACTTCGAAAGCGTAGGCTGCAGCCGGGGTGGGTCCAAGAAACCAGTGCGTGTAATCGTAGTCCGCGTAGTAGAGCGGGACGTCGGTCTCGGTGGGGTCGGGCCAATAGTTCCGTATATATTCGTAGCGACGTTCAAGCACCGGTCGACGTTCACCCGCTACAGTTACATTGATGGATACCGTTTTGCGCCACCTCGCGGGTTTAGCTACCACCGGGTCACTTGCGGTGAGTGTGGACGTATCGACCGTGAGGTTCCCGAGAAATTTTATCTCTGCCGCCAGGATCTGCTCAGCTAACATTATGAACGTCGGAATCTTATCAATAGTGGCCGTATCCGTACGTTCCAAGTAGGATTGGACGTCCGCAGCGAGGCTCGTATAAGTCATCGTTACTGCCATGGTTTTACCTCATGAGTGCGGCTTCGGCTGCGCGGCGGCGAGTAAGTCCAGGGAGAACGCGACCGGCAGCTTTATTCCAGAGCATACATTGGTCTGCTGCACCATTCCAATCCCCCGCATCAATGCGCTTTTTGAACGTGGAAACCCGATAGTTCCCTAGACCACAATTATACACCCAACTCGTCACGGCAGCAATGCGTCTTGGTAAAGCAGTTTGTATTTTGGGGGATAGCTTTACCAGACCTCGGACAAAATACTCCACATGATGATCCAGCGCATCTTCGCACTGCCCCATCGTCCAGATGGTACCGGGGTTGATGTCAGGACCTGTTGCACCCCAACCAATAGTCCATGGATGCCCACGGGTTCCTGGGTCAGGATAAGCTGTCACGCGCCCATCAGGCAGACGCTTTGCTAACCCCTCAAACGGCTTGATGAGAACATCTTTGCAAAGCTTCTTAGCCTCGTTCATGACTTGTTGTACTTCTCAATGCTGCGGCCAACGAACCAAAAAGTGAGCATCATGTTAAGCATGGCGAAATCATCTTCGTCATAGGACTTAGTTAGAACTTCAGCCCAGTTCGCGTTGGTCTGGAAGGCGATTGTCAGGCCAGCAGCTTTAACAACAACATAAACCCCAAAAGCAATCCAAGTGAGGCCAGGACGGGTGATAGCAGTGACAAAAGAAGCAAACCAACCTGCCTCCTTTGCGGTCTGAGCCTGCTCCTTGAACGCCTCTTTGATGGTGTCCATCTGTTGGATGGAGTAGTCGACATATTTCTCCTCCATGCGGAATTCTCCGCGCAGCTTCTCAAGGTCGGTCTGGAGTTGAAACATGCTGAGTTCATGCTGGCGCTCGTTCTTCTTGTCCAGGAACTTCAGCACTTCAGGGGCCAAGCGAAACAAGCCACCGAAGATTGAGCCAAGAAGACCGCCGCCGAGTAGCTCAAACATGATTACCCCCTGGCCGTCACGATGTCGGAACCCTTCTTAACCGTTACCTTGCTGCCTTCAACGTCCACTTGCATGGGGGGCTCGGCACGGTCGAGCTTATCAAGACGGGTGATCAAGTCCTTGATGACTTCAAACTCGGGCTTCTCTTGTTTGGGCGCGGTCCCGGCGATGCCGTTCAGCATCTGGATAAGTGCAGTAAGTGAAGCGCCGAGCAAGCCCATTACAGCAGCAATCTTCTCGCCTTCTAAAAAGAGGGACGCGCCAACACCCACGAGCACGATCAGGAAGATGTAAAGCAGCCCATCTTCGCCAATCGCCTTGCCAGCAACCTCTTTGGCCGTATCCTGGGCCTTTAACTCCTCAAGCCTGATTCTGGCCTGAGTTTTAATAACCGCCAACTCGTGGGCTTTGTCGTCCATCAGATACCTAGTAAGCGTTTTACGAAGGTGGCAGCGACACCGGGTCCAAACAGCACGGCAAGAATGGTGGCATAGAGCAACCACTCAATATGCTTCATTCGAGCCTTACCATTATCGAGTGACTCCTCGATATTTTTGTATCGCTGCTCGCAAATCGCCTCATGTACCGACAAACGCTTGTCCAGATCGTCGCTCATGATCGGTCACGCGGCTTGCTCTTCTGCCGGAGGAACCTCCTGCAAGGGGGTCATCGGGGGCTTTGCAGCCTCTTTCATGCCGTCAATCAGGGTGTAGACCTCTTGATACGGGCGAGTGCCCAGGTAGCCGATGATTGCGTTTGCGAGTTCGATGGGAATATTCAGTTTCATAAAATCCTCGATTAGTAAGCCGATCCAGCAGTAATAGCAGCATTGACAGCAGCGAGTTCGTAGCCCGTCCACCAAGGCTTATCGCGCATGATCTTGAGGTGTTCGACGTTGCGGGAAACAGTGCCCTTCGCGTCGTCGTTCTTGGTGATGGTGCGGCCTTGGTAGCTGCCTGCCACATAGCCGTTGATGAGATCCACCGAATCGCCCATCGCTGAGAAATGGCGGTCAAGCTCTTCTTTTGCGGGGATTTCAATAACTTCAGACATCATTAAGCTCCTTTG